GCAGCCATAACAAAAAAAAGAAAGATTTATAAATATATTAACCCTTTTCAGACTTTTTTACATCTTTTTTTGAATTTTGTTGTGCCATATAATATTTTCTACATTCTGGATCCCAATATTGTGAATCCCTCCTACCTTTAACTGCTTCGATTGCATCAAGCATTTCTTCAGTAATTTTAAGCTTTGTCATAATTAAAGATCCTCATATATTTCAAAAGTTATTCTTATTTGTGTTTGAAATTTACCTTCAGGACTTGATGCTAAAACTTCAGGTCCTATGGGCGAATCAAAAATAACATTTGAAACTGTAATATTATTGTAGAGGTCACGCAGTCTTTTGCCAATAACATAGTTTGCCCCTGCACCAATTCCTTCTTCTGTAAAAATATTTAAAAGAATTAAACCAACAACACTATTTGTAGAATTAGCAGAACCACCCATCGTAAGGTAACTACCAGAACCAAAACTTGTTTGGCATTGAACAAAGGTATCTTCTGCTGTTGAATCAAAAGACATATTATTAAATACAACAGGTATAACAGGGCTTGATGCTAACTCTGTTGCGAGTCTGCCTTCAATAGTAGATCGTACTGTATTAAGATCGACTGCTGCCATTATGAACTCCTTATAATTTTTCTTAATTCTTGTGGAATATAGCCAACCGTAAGTTGCTTGGCTTGTAATTCTGGAAAACCTTTTATTGTTTGTTTTCTTGTTCTAAATCGACCCTGCCAACTTGGTGGTAATGAAGATGGTGTGCCATAAATAACTGGTTCTGCATACTCAACATTATTAATAATTCTTCCTTGAAATGGTTTTATCTCTGTATTCCAACCTCCTATTAAACGACCACTTACAACTGGTGTCGCTTTTGTTGCTAATTCTGTCCAACGTAATGTTGTTTTTTGCACTAACTTTTGTACTGCTTCTGCCATCACATCATCTATTTGATCTAACCTTATTTGCCTTACCATGGTTACCTCAAGACAAGTTCAAAACTTATAGGTGTATTATTTTGCTCATTTATCAGAACTTGAATAATTTTAAATTCAACACTACTTATAACAACTCTATCTTTTGTGGTTGGTACAAAGGTAAGATCACCAGCAGATATGGTTAAGACTTTATCTTGTGATTCAATTAAATCATTAACTTGATTTCTTGAAACATTACTTAAAGAACCTTTTATTGTGGTGTCAGATGTTGTCTCTGTTATAGCACCAGTAGTTGTATTATATGAACCAGCAGTAACTTGCCTTATAGTTACATCACCACCAAGTTTACTTAGTGTCTTTGATGCAGCTTTTTTTAAGGC